CGTGTGCTCTTCCGATCGCAAGCTCGACGAGCTGGAGCGGAAGCTTGCGGCGTCTAAAGACGCGAGCGTCACGGCCAGGATCAGCATCGAGGTGGCGATTGAGTCGCTTAAGGATCCGCGCGAAAAGCGAGCTATGGACCTGCATTACATCAAGGGCCTCACGTGGTCCGAGGTGGCCGAGGCTATGGAGTACGATGTCCGGCACATCTTACGGCTCCATGGATCCGCATTGCAGCACATCGTCATCCCGTGAAAAGATGTCATTTTATGTCACTTTGGTGTCGTGATATACTGTAAGCTGTCCAGAGATGGACAGATGTCTTTTCTCGGTTGAGGCGCGACCGGATGGGCTTCATGGTTTTCTCCCCTTTGTGTGAGGGAAGCGGTGCGGTAAGTTTATCGCGCCGCTTTTCTTTTGGGAGGCAGGGCCATGTTTAGTTATGACAGCGCAACCTGGAAGCGGGTACGCGACAGGATCCTGAGACGCGATGGCTACCAGTGCCAGATTTGCAAGCGATACGGACGCATGCGGCAGGCGACCGAGGTGCATCACATCAAACACGTGGACGAGTATCCGGAGCTCTCGCTGGAACCTGGCAATCTGATCTCGCTCTGTCACGCGTGCCACAATGCTCAGCATCCGGAGAAGGGACGAGACGGACTCAAGGCCAGAGCAAGAAACAAATATTGATGCGTGGAGTCATCTCCGGGTATGTTCCGGAGCGCGCAAATACGAAATTTGGGCGCGACGAAATGCCGCGCTCAACATGTAAGGAGTATTTGCGTATGACATCGAATAAAAAGGCAATCATAATTGAGATGCGAAAGGCAGGGCTGCGGTATAGCGAAATCGCAAAAGCCGTCGGCATGGATGAGCACAACCTTAGGAAAAGATGTATTAAATGGGGTGTGCAGTATTCCGACAATGAAACTAAGGCCAATGCTGCTAAAGCATTGCCAATAGCTGAGGTAAACGAACGGATCCGGGAAAAATATCCTGACTTTGAATATGTTTCCGGGTACGAAAATAATAAATCACGCATTCTGATCCGATGCTTAAAGTGTGGCTCGACACATGAGAGAGCGTATATAGATCTTTATAATGGCGGCTTTCATTGTCCTGCTTGTTTGGAAAAAGAACGAGAAAAGCAAGCAAAGGAACGCGAAAAGGAAAACGCCAAAAAGCGTGAACGCGCCAGATTTAACAAGTCATGGAGATACGCAGCTTCGAAAGAGGTTGAAGTTCGAGAGCAGATCTCCATGGAGATCTGTCCGATGTGCGGAGAAATATTTATTCCGATCGTCGTGGGAAAACGCCAGAAATACTGTTCTGAAAAGTGTCGCAGAAGAGCGCAGGAGCATAAATATCGATCATCTAAAGATGCGAAAAGAAGGTCGAGAATTGCCGTGAAGTGTGACAACGACATCACGCTTGAAAGCTTATGGAGTCGTGACAATGGTCAGTGCTGGTTGTGCGGCGAGCGGACGCTGTGGGATGATGCAACGGTGGACGAGCAAGGGACATTCATCGCGGGCAATCTTTACCCGTCGATTGATCACGTCGTACCTTTGGCCAAGGGCGGCGCGCACACTTGGGATAATGTGAAACTGGCTCATAGAATATGTAATACGCGAAAGAGCGACAGGATGATCAACCCCCGCCCCCGATGACGGGTAGCCCTTAAATGGGCGCCTAAAGGCGTGGGTCCCTCCATCCAACTCTGATTAATATTTTTAAAAGGGGGTATACCCCGTTTATCTGGTGGTGATAAATCATGGAGGCCAAGAAGTGGAAAACGAAAATTAAGGGCCTCTGTAAAAAGGCCGGAACTTACGAGCCGTATTTTGACCAGGCGATCGACTCACTGGCGCAGCTCTTGGAAAAGCGCGATCAGGCTCAGGACGCCTATGTGGAAAGCGGCAGCGTGCCGGTGCTTGAATATACAAATAAAGCCGGCGCCACGAACCTCGTGAAAAACCCGTGTCTCATTGCGTGGAACGATCTCAATACCTCAGCGCTCGCGTACTGGCGCGATCTCGGCCTGACGCCATCGGCTTACAAAAAGGCGACCGGCGGACAGCCTGGAAAGGATGAGAAGGGCAGCGCTCTCGTCGAAGCCCTCAAAGCCTTATCATGATAAAGAGAAAAAACTGGGATGTCGTGATGGAGTACGCCACCGGCATCCGCGACGGCCGCATTATAGCGAACCGCGACCGAAAGCTCGCAGTCGAAAGATTTTTCCGGGATCTCGAAAACCCTGATTATGAGATCGACTCGAAGGGCCCGGAGTTTGTGATCGGCGTGATCGAGCGAACCCTCTGCCACCAGCAGGGTGAGGCACTCGATGGAACCCCGATGCGAGGCAAGCCGTTCCTGCTCCAACCTTTTCACAAATTCATCATCTACAACCTGCTGGGCTTTGTTCATAAAGGGACCAAGATCGTCCGCTTTCATGAAGCGCTGATTTTCCTGCCCAGAAAGAATGTCAAGACCATCTTCGCCGCTGCCCTCGCGTGGGCTCTGTCTCTGTGGTACCGGGCATCCGGAGCGAAGACCTACGTCTCCGCCGCCTCGTTGATGCAGACGCTGGAGACATTCAACTTTTTGGACTATAACGTCAAGCGCCTGGGCGAAGATAAGAAGGACGGCGGGCACGTCCATATCATAGACAACAACAATGAGCACTCCATGGAAGCCGAGCTTCCGGATGGCTCTTTTTTTATACGCGCACTTGCGGCAAACCCCGACACGCAGGACTCGCTGAACTGCAATATCGCGATTTGCGACGAGATCCACGCGTTCAAGTCTCCGAAGCAGTACAACCTGTTTAATGAGGCCATGAAGGCATACACCAACAAGCTGATGATCGGCATCAGCACGGCAGGCGATGACGAGCAGGCATTCCTGGGACAGCGCCTCAAGTATTGCCGAAAGGTCCTCGAGGGCCTGATCCAGGATGAGCAGTATTTCATTTTCCTCTGCTGCGCGGATCCGGATCCGGAAACCGGCGAGATCGACTATACGAATCCACTGGTGCACGAGATGGCGAACCCGTCCTACGGTGTGACGATCCGGCCGGCGGACATCATGAACGATGCGCTGCAAGCTTTGAACGATCCACAGCAGCGCAAGGACTTTTTCGCGAAGTCTCTGAACGTTTACACCTCGGCCATGCGGGCCTATTTCAACATTGACGAGTTCCGGAAGTCGGATGGTCAGTATAACTGGAGCATCGACGAGCTGGCCAAGCTCCCGATCGACTGGTTTGGTGGCGCTGATTTGTCAAAGATGCACGACCTCACGGCCGCGGTCCTGTTTGGAAATTACAAAGGCGTGGACATCATTATTCCGCACGCGTTTTTCCCGATCACGGCTGCCTACGAGAAGGCCGACAAGGATGGGATCCCTCTTTTCGGCTGGGCGGATGACGGCTGGCTGACCATGTGCAACTCCCCCACGGTGGAGTATTCCGACGTGGTGCGGTGGTTCACGGATATGCGGGCCAATGGCTTCCGGATCCGGCAGGTCGGCCATGACCGGAAGTTCGGCCGGGAGTACATCATGTTGATGAAGGCCGCGCACTTCGCCGTCATCGACCAGCCTCAGTATTATTACGTCAAGAGTGAGGGCTTTAGGCATATCGAGAAGGCGGCCAAGGACGGGAACCTATATTATCTGCACTCAAGTGCTTATGAGTATTGCGTAGAAAACGTCCGGGCAGTTGAGAAGACGGACGACATGATTATGTACGAGAAGATCCAGCGGGAGCATCGAATAGATATATTCGACGCTTCCGTTTTTGCTTGTGTGCGATACCTGGAAAATCTCGAAAGAAAGAAGAAAGCCTCTGCATGGTGGGGCGAAGGTGAAAAATGAGTAAGAAGCGAAAAAACCAGAAGAGGGCGAGCGCCTGCCCCACGGCGCAGAAAAGTGCGTGGGTATACTTAAGTAGTGAGGAGTTTAAAGACCTGGTGTGCGCAGGCTACACGACCCTGGATAAAAACCCGGAGATCATGAGTGCCTGCCGGATCATCGCCACGCTGATCGCGTCTATGACCATCCACCTGATGGCCAACTCTGAGAAAGGCGATCAGCGTATCATAAACGAGCTATCGCGGAAGATCGACATAAATCCCAATAGGTACATGACGAGGAGCGTCTGGATGGAGGCCATCGTCATGAATATGCTCTTGTATGGGCGGGGCAATAGCGTGGTCCTGCCGACCACGGAGGATGGCCTGCTGGATGACATGTACCCGATCGACCCGGGGCGGGTGAGTTTTATCGGTGATAATTACAGCTATAAAGTCTTGATTGATGGTAAGGAACGCGACCCTGGGGACGTGCTCCATTTTGTTTTCAACCCGGATCCACACTACCCTTGGAAGGGGCAAGGTATAACCGCCCAGATCAGCGACGTGGCCAACAATCTTAAGCAGGCCAGAGCTACGGAAAAGGGTTTTTTGGCGTCCAAATGGAAACCGAGCCTGATCGTTAAGGTGGACGCCTTAACAGACGAATTTGCAAGCCCCGAAGGCCGGAAGAAACTGGCTCACAGCTACATCGACGATAACGAGGTGGGACAGCCGTGGATTATCCCGGCCGAACAGTTCCAGGTTGAGCAGGTTCGGCCGCTGTCTCTGGCGGATCTGGCCATTGCCGACACCGTCAAGCTTAACAGGCAGACCATCGCCGCGATCGTTGGCATCCCAGCTTTTGTTCTGGGCGTCGGAGGCTACAACTCAGGTGAGTGGGATAATTTCATTTCGTCCCGGGTACGGCCGATCGTGAGAGGCATCGAGCAGGAGTTGACGCGCAAGCTGATCTTCTCGCCGAAATGGTACTGGCGTTTTAATATGCGGTCTCTGTATTCCTACGACTTCCAAAAGATCGCGAGTACCTACGAGAATCTGTATGTCCGCGGCATCGTGGACGGCAATGAGGTCAGAGATAACTTAGGCATGACTCCGAGAGAGGGCCTGGATGAGCTCGTGATCCTGGAGAATTACATTCCTCTTGGCTCCATTGGAGACCAGGAGAAACTGAAAGGAGGTTCTGACGATGGCGGACAGAACTAACCGGCAGCTGCGATCCGTAGCTACCGAATTTAAAACGAGGGAAGACGGCGAAGACCTTTTAATCGAAGGGTACTTCGCCGTTTTTGATAGCAACTATGACATTTGGCCAGGCGCCTCGGAGTCGATCGCTCCGGGAGCCTTTGCCGAGAGCCTGGAGTCCGACGATATCCGGGCGCTGACC